CCTTCGTGGTCTAAAACTATATCTATTATTTCTTCAAATGTTGTTTTCATAATAATATCCTTATTTCATATATAAATATATATAAAATAAAAAAACCCTCAATATTTCTTCAATATTAGGGGTTTTTTCAATTTATGTTCTAATATAATTTATTAGAATTTAAGTATTGCGTAATCATATCTCAATGTTAAGGATATTTCTACTGGGTCTGATGAATCAAATGCTAAATCACCAAAATTAGCACTTTGAATCATAGCACCTTTTAATTCCCATTCTTCAACTACAGCTCCAACTGGGTCTAAAAGGTTAAATGTAATATCTTTTTTATAAAAATCAGAATATCCATCTCTACCAGTTACTGATTCGTGATGTAATCTTATCCACTCAATAACTTGTTGAGCAGCTGATGGAACAACTGGGTCATACATAGTAATTTCAAGTGGTTGCCATCTTGACTTACCTTTAACATATCTTGTTACATTCATATGTTCTAATACTACTTCATCATTTTCAATTGATGGTCTATTCATTGACTTAATTAAATAAGCATTGATACCATCGATTTGCATAATAAATCTATTTTTGAGCTTTGGCTCAAAGGGTGTAAACATTATATCTTGTGGTTCTAATAATTCGGCCATTTAAATTCTCCTGTTAAGTACTTAAACCTTTACTTTCATATATAAATATTAAAATTTATAAAAAAAGGGACTTATATTTAAATAAATCCCTTTTCTTTTAGTTATTTTATCTAACTATTACTCTGGAAAAGAAGCACCAGTTGGTTGTATTGTGAAATCCAATACAATAAACTCAGCAGTTCTTGTAGGTTGTAAGAATAATTGTCCAACTAATTGATTTCTATCAATTGTATCAGGTGTATTATTCGTTTCATCCATCACTACTCTAAATGCACTTAAACCACTTTGTGATTGTACATTTTCTAAGAATGGATTAACAATTCCCAAGAATCTTCTTCGTGTTGCCGCTGTATTTTGTTCAAATACAAGGAATCTTGAAGAAGAAGCAATGAACTTCTTAACTCTGATTAATAGTCGTCTTACATTGATTCTATCTAAAGCAGAAGATTTAATCTGTAATGTCTTCTGTCCAAATACAGTTACCCCTTGTCCAGGGAATGTAGCAATTGGATTAACACTTGAATCATATAGAGTATCTCTTTCACCTTGAGTTAGTTTTCTTTGAGCTTGTATAGCAGTTGTAATTCCACCACGATTTAAACCAGCCGGAGCAAACCACGGGTGAGCAACTCTATCATTGAATGCATAGATTCCACCCAATACTACAGAAGGCGGTACCCATCTTTGAGTTCCAGCAATTTGTGAATCAAGTACTTTAACCCACGGGTAATACATAGCTGCGAAGTTTGAATCTTTTGATTCAGCTTGTGTTACAGCGTGACTTGGATTTTTACCATAAGCAACTGGGTCGATAATTGCAAAACAATCACCTCTATTTTCACAAGTATCAATTGCTTTATTCAATACAGAAGTATGTAAACTATGAACTAAACCAGGAAGCATCAATAAATTAATATCATATTCATCTTGGTTTGCAAGTAAATCGAGAGCTTCTGAATAAGCAGCTCCACCATCTAATGTTGTTAAATTACTTGGTGTAAATCCTTGTGTGTTAGCACCTATGTTTTCATAGATTTTATCTTTCTGCTTGTCATTTAAATCTGCATATCTGCTTTCAACAGCTTCAACAATTGCAGGATCTGACTTAGCATTATCTGTATTTTCTTTAACAGTTTCTACTCTAACTGCGTTGATTATTTTTACAAGCTTATCTTTTGTAGATGCAGCTTTGTAATCAACATCGTCTTTTAATTTATTATCATAAATAGTATAAGTAGCACCTAAAGCTTTTTTAGCCACATCATAATTAGAAGCCTTAGACCCTTTTTCTTTTATATTATTTATTTGATTATCAAGACTACTTAAAGTAGTTTCTATATCTTTTTTTTCTTGCTTAGTTGATTTATCTTTTAAAGCTTCTATAGCAGAAGTTTGTTGTGCATCTGTACCTGGTTGTATGCCTAAACTTCTTAAATAATCTTGTTTAATTAATTGAGTACCTATTAATCTTTTTAAATCAGAATTACCTTGACTATCTTCATTTGTAAGATTTAGAAGATCTACAGAG